CCAAGATAAAAAATATTACCGCTATTGGAGCGAGTATGGTAATGCCCAGAAAGTACGAGATCAAATTTATCAAAGATCTTAGGATCATCACCATGATCATTTATATGCCCTCTATGCATTTCAAAACCATTAAGTTCTAAATGTCCTAGTGCAATAGGTGCAGTAGTTTCATTAATCAACTTTAATGTTTGTTCTCTATTCTCATCACAAATCCAAGGTAATAGAAAAAGTTTTACTTTAGTTATATCACCAAAAGTGGGACCTGGAATTTTAGATATATCACTTAAGTGTAATTCACAAGCAGAATCATAATAGATATGTGTCTTAGGATATCTCTTTACATCTCTAATTACATCATTGTAAGGTTTTGGATCACCAATCAATTCTACTAATGCATTTGTTGTGTTGGTATTTTTGTAATAGGTATCATGGTTGCCTGCAATGATATGCAAGTCGATACCTAGTTTATCAATAGGATCAAGAAAATCTTCTCTTAAACGTCTAGCAGTTACATAGTTAACATACTTACGACGATCAACAAGATCCCCAAGATGAATAATAGTATTAATATCTTCTCGAATAATAGTAGGGAAGAAAACTTCATCTAAAAACTTCTTCATATGGTTATGCATAATAGGGGAATCATTTCTGATTCCCCAATGCGTATCTGTTATTAGTGCTATTTTCACTTAATTGCCTCTACACTTCTACTACCACGACCACGTTTAAATATGTTAGTGTTGACTTCCATATTATGTCTACGTATAGCCTCATCACAATAATCACGAATTGCTTCAAGTCTAATGATATAGTTTAATCTCAAGTTATCTTGCTTTGTTGAAGCAAGGCCTTGTGCACAATCAATAATTACTTGTGGTACTAGATGTAATTTTTCATTCTTCATAAAACTTCTCCACTCCTTGTCGGCGTGATTTACTCTTTTTTTGTTTCTCTGCTTGTTTTCTATCGTATGATTCAACAAGACCCTTCATGTATTCGTTATCTAAATTAACACTAACAGGTTTATTATCATCATCAAAACCTTGTTCTGCTAACATACCTTCAAAATAAAAATTCTCTAATGTCTTTTGTTTAATATACAAATGTTTCTTTTCTTTTTCAATACGTCTAATAAATGCATACCAGATGATTTGTGTAAAATAAGCAAATGGATTATCTGATTTTTCAGGATTAAAATTATTTAAATAACTAATACAATTTTCTAAACCATCTGATATCATTTCATCTCTGTAAGTGTAACTAATGAAATTTGGTTTTAAAGATAATCTTGTAGCAATCTTATAAAGGCACTCACCAATATAAGAGGGAATTCGTGGCTCCTGTATACCCTTTTCTTTTGCCTCATCAACATTCTTTTTATGCTGTAACAAGGCTGTATAAAACTTTTTATTATCAATATAATGTTTACTATTTTTTGGTTCAGCCATATGAATTCCTAATAATAATTAATTAATATAACTACTAATGTAGCATATTATCAAAATAAAATCAACAGATTAATGTAAATTTTTTGGTCTAGAAGGTTCTAGTTTATCTATAATATTTTCTGTTGGAGACTTTTTAACTTTTAATTTTGTTTGTCTTAATTCAGTAACAACAGTATTGTAATATGTTTCCAATTCTTCTTCTACAGCAGCAACCCCTATAACATTATCTTTATTAAAGGAAACCAGACCCCCTTTTGCAAAAGGTAGGTAAGGAGAAGTAAAAACAAATTGTTCCTCTTTAAAAAGCATAACAGGATATTCTATACTGATATAGTCATCATCTTCTTTTATAACATTTCCAATGATTGGTTGGCATCCGGGAACAGTTAAAAGAATAACTTTCATTTAAATCTCCGTGTTGAAGATTTTAAAATCAAAACCTTCGCCGCTATAGATATTTATTCTTTCAGTGAAATGCTGTAATGTAAAATTAATATGAGAGCCTGTTCTTAAATCATCAGCAATATCATAAAGAACCATTTCATTTTTATTATCACCAATTCTTAGTCCGCGACCAATGGACTGTAGAATTCTAATACGAGACTTACTAGGACTAGCAAGAATAACATTATGTAAGTTACGAATGTTGATACCAGTTGAGAACGTACCATAGCTTGCCACCACAATGGCATTGGATTCTGTTTCAACAATTCCTCTAATTCTTTCTCTGTCATCTCCTTCCACTCCTCCGTGGACAAAAAATATTTTACGGTCTGGCACCTTTGTCATCATCATGTCATGAAGTATTTTACCGTGCTTCTCTACATATTGAAAGAGAACTAGAGAATTACCTTCTAATGATAATGATAAATTCCTAATAAATTTATTTCTCTTCTCATGTCTAACCAGAAAGTCCATTTCGTCTTGATAATTTAATTTCTTGGTAGATTGTCTTGTATCTTTATCATATTTCAATACAAGAGCTTTAATTTTTAAATTAGCAACATGACCCTGCTCCATAAGATCACTTGTTGTTGTAACTTGTTCTACGGGACCAAATAAACCTTCTAGAGTAATTCTATTTGTTAAAGATCCATCAAGAGTACCAGTAAACCCATATCGGTATCTACAGTTAATAAGCTTCTCCATAATAGACTTAAGAGAAGTAGCTTTAAATAAATGAACTTCATCACCTATAACACAACCAAATTGATTGAACCAGTCTTTAGGCATTTTATAGATTGATTGCCATGTTGATATAACAATAGGACTAGTAGATACTTTATCAACACCAGCAGTAATGCAATGAATATCTAAATCTTTACCTTGATAATCTTCAAAGTCTTTCTTCATCTGCATAACAAGAGATACAGTAGGTACAATAACAAGTACTTTTTGTTTTACTAGTTTGTTATAATATCTTGCTAGCAAATATATTATTAGAGATTTACCTGAAGCAGTAGGAGATAAAAATATACCTCTTTCCATCTCTACAGCAGTTTGAAAAGAATGTATTTGATAGTCTCTGGGTTGTTTTGTAATTTTAAATGATTCTATTACTTCATTTACATCATCAAATATACCATTATACTGTAATTCTTTATCAACCTCTATATCATAATTACGTGATAGGGCAAACTCAGAAATCTCCTTAACCAGACCCGCATAGGTGAGTCCAGTTAAAGAGTTCAATAATCTTATCTTACCATCCCAGAATTTATTTTTAAATGCAGGAGAGAATTTTGCTCCTGGTACCATAAATGTAAGATGATCAGAAAGTTCTTGCATAACGGAGGCTTCGGTAGAAACCTTTAAATAAACTTCATTAACTTTATGAAGTTGCAATTTGTCACGCACCCACTTTGAATTTCTCATAATCGATTGCACTCTTAATAAGGTATCCCCTATTACTTATCGATTTGATAATCGACTCGAGTGTATCGACCTTTTCCTGTTGCATAGCTAATCTCAAATTCATTTTAATAATGTCCTGATCAGCATCAATGTGCATTGGTATATCAGATTTCAAAACACTGTATTGGAAAGGTTCCCAACCATTTGCTTTCAAATCTTCTTCTGGAAGAACGCCGCGGTAGTAATCATGCTTAGTCTTTAACATTTCACGTTTCTCTTCTTCTAATTTACGAAGAGTGAGACGTTCCTCTGTAAAGCATCTAAGATATTTACTATGTAATTTGGGGATTTTTAAAGCTTCATCACCCAGCTCAGAGCGATCCACATGGCAGTCTCCTGCCCACATATCCAAAATTTCATCGAGCTTCATAATATAAATTAGACTTTCTTTATATGAAATATTTTATATTTAAATGTTACAGTGGCATTTAAATAATTAACATCATTATCAGATACGGTAAAATCAACATTACTAATTGAAGTAGGAAATAAATCTTCAAATGTTACTTCAACATTAGGTACCATATCACTAGTAAGTATAGTTAATGTTGCGTCTGAAAGCAACTGGTTTGGTGTACCTCTTTCAGCATTTTTAAGACCTTCATATTGGCCAAAATTTTCTGGAAATCCGATAGCAATTAACCAATCATAGATTTCAAAATATGTTGACATGTCTTCATCTAATTTAAATGAAAGAGCAAAATCACCATACTCAAGTTTATTTCCGGAAATACTGATAGACTTGAAAGGAGTTGGTAGTTCTATTGAATTAAGACTAATAGAAGGAAGAGTTACATCAGTAATAAAAAAGTTAAGGTTAGGTGCACGCTTAAGCTTGAACCTAAACCCTAACGGAGATAAGAAATTTATATTTGCAGGTTGTTCGTGTATTGCAGCCATTTAATACCTCTTTATAAAGTATTTATGGCTCCTGTTTATTGCGTTCTTTAATGTCTTTAACTTCACCAATAACTCCTTTAAATGCATGAGTTATGAGTACAACAAATGCACCTACTGAAGTCATAGCAAGAACAAATAGAGCAATAATAAAGATAAGATCTTGAGGTGAGTAACAGGCTTTAAGTTCAGTCAGCATTAGTTTTTCTTTCCATTATAAAAAAAGCACGCCATAAGGATATACGAAGCTAACCATGTATTGAAATTATACGGGATAGCTAGTGAGGGAAATAGAGTGTTAAGGGCCCAAATATTTACTAGTCCTGCAACTGCAATAATAAGAGCAAAGAAACCAAGAACACTAACTAATTTTATAACATCATTCATTTTTAACTTCCCATTCCCACGTAGAGTTTACCGTTCTTTTTATAGAACATTTCAATGTATACACCCCAATAACCTGATTCTTTAATCAGATTGAGAATACGTTCTTCTGTGCCTTCTTCAAACACACCATTGATTACGTTTATAGGTGTTGAATAAGGTTTACGATTAAATTCATACCAAACTTCATGTTCACCGTCATGAAGAAACCTTACTCGGTTAGGAGAAAAATTAGTTTCAACATCGTAATCATAATACCAAGCAGAATAATTTGGTTGCCATTCATCTACATTGTTAGATGAGGTATCTTTATAGATTGACCAGACCATTATACTTCATCCTTATATTCTGAGATTACATTAGTTCTTAACAGATAGTTGTGAGCCATATGACCAGCTACAGCGGCACGAATCACCTTAGTACCATCTTTACGAAAGTAGCCATTTAGATTAAAACCGTATGTAGAAAAAGAAAGACAATCCTTGTTAGTTAAATAATGACTAGCCATATCCTTCATAAATTCTAGAAGGTCTTCCCAATAATTGTAATGGCTACGAACAGAAGGATTCATCATAAACACTGCCTTTGCAGTAAGTTCGAAGTCTCGCTCATCTAGATCGATCGTAACATACTCAGTCATTGTTCTGATCCTACCAAGATTGCATCATCATAATGTTCAAAAGCTTCTGCCTGTTCTTCAAAATACTTTTCCATTGCCAGAACCTCTTTATCAACTTTTTTATCTATATGATTGGAAATGTATTTCATCTCTTGAACCAGACCATAATAAGTAAGACCTTTAGATTCACCTTCTGCAATCACAAGATCTATCATCTTTTTAATGTCTAAGATATCACCAAACATTTCACTTCTCCATAATCTCTATATTATGATAATACCACAGATCTTAAATTATGTCAAGCGGCTTCTAATTCTTCCCGAGGACCAAAGAACATCTCCTGCATACCGTCCATAACGATCCAAT